CGGGTGAGCTTGAATATGTCGGTGTCATCAAGGGCGATCCTAAAAAGGAAAGACAGAAGTGGAAACGGATGGAGCTGCCGAAGGACTATGATAAGAAGCGGAAGATCGAAGAGGCGCGACAGAAAACGGAAGAGGATCATTACGATGTTAGCCTGGAGAAGATCCGCACGCAACATTGGAAGTACCGGCTGTGTGGGCTGTGGATATATATTAATGGCGAGCCGACATACATTCCCGCATCTTATTATATGTACCTCCAGTGGTGCCCCCTGGATATAGGTTATCCGGCCTATAGAGATACTGATCGTAGGTTTTACTACGTATGGGAGTACTGCGTGGAGGACCCCCGATGCGCGGGCCTCATCGATATTGAACGGCGGCGTATGGGTAAGACGTACAAAAGCGGAGCGATACTACTTGATCGTACGTCCATCGCAGCGCACCACCATGGTGGCATTCAAAGTAAAACGGGGATGGATGGAAAAGCTGTCTTTTTAAAGACGGTGGTGCCCTTCTTTAAAAAATATCCGGAGTTCTTTCGCCCCGTGTTTGATCAGTCGAAGGGTTTGTCTCCCACGACGGAATTGCGCTTTTTTCAAACCTCCATCAAAGGGAAACGTGCCGAGCTCATCCTGGATGCACCGGAATTGGAATCATGGATTGATTGGGGGACCGCTGAACCTTTCCACTATGATGGTTCAAAGCTCAATAGTTATGTAATGGATGAGTTCGGCAAAACGATGGATGTATCGGTATGTGATCGCTGGGATGTGGTGCGCTTCTGTCTGGACCAGGATGGGGAGTGGTGCGGAAAAGCATTGCTGACTTCAACCATTGAAGAAATGGAGAATGGAGGAAAAGATGCACAGACACTATGGAAACAATCTGATCCCAGTGATCGCAATGAGAATGGAAGAACAAAAACAGGATTATACCGTTTTTTCCTGCCTGCTTTTGAGACGACTTATTTCGATGAATATGGCATGCCAGAGACAGAAAGGGCAAAAACCTTCTATATCAACGAGCGTGCCGGCTTAGCGAGAGATGCGCGAGCACTGTCTTCCACTATCCGTAAGAATCCATTCACCATCGAAGAGGCCTTCCGCATCGATGGTGATACTTGCTTGTATGATGCCATGAAGTTAAACGAACAGCTGGACTGGCTGTCCTGGAAAGAGAACCTGACAGAGCTTGGCAATTTCGAATGGGAGAACGGCGAACGGTTTACAAAGGTAATCTGGAAAAAGCAGCAGCATGGCAAATTTGAAATGCCGACCGGCTTTCATTTTGATAATCCTAATACGGTCATTAAGAATGGGTACAACTTCATCCCGAATAATAATACGCGCTTTGTTATCGGCTGTGATCCGTTCAAGTACGATAAGGCAAAAGACAACCGACGATCTGACTGTGCCGCCTTCGCCTATCAGAAGTATGCGCCAGGGGATGACTTTTTTAGTGACACGTTTGTTTGCAAGTACAAACACCGGGCGCCCACGACGGCCATACAATATGAAGATGTGTTAAAAATGGCCTGGTATTTCGGCTGTCAGATCCTGTTCGAAAGCAACATCGATAACTGGCGGGAATATTTTAAAAATGCCAACTGTTGGGGCTTCCTCATGATCCTGCCGGGAGAAACGGAACCGGGGCTCTATAGTGATGGGGGCGGCAAGACGCACCAATACTTATGTGACCTGACAGAAGATTATATCGATAAACATAGTAAGAAGGTGCTATTTAAGTCCATGATCGAGGACTGGCTAAAATTCAAGTTGGATAAGACGACCGAGTTTGATGAGGCCATGGGCAGTGGCTACACACTCATCGGCGCGCGCCGAAAGATGTACCGCGCTTCGAATGAAATGCACCGAGAGGTAACTGATTTCTTTAAACTTTATACCGCAGTCTAATGGATGAAATATGGAAAGATATTGAGGGGTACGAGGGGTATTACCAGGTAAGTAATATGGCCCGCGTTAAGTCGCTTGAGAAGCGTGTCGAGGGGAGAAGAGGGATTCTCAGTGAAAGAATCTTAATGCCTCAGTTTAATGGACACTATTATCACTTTCGTCTAACCATTAGCAACGAACCAAAAATGCATTTGCTGCATAGGCTTGTTGCTGCCGCGTATATCCCGAATCCTAATAATTATCGAATAGTGAACCATCTGGATGGTGATAAGTTGAATTGCATGCCAAGGAATCTGGAATGGACAACAGTATTAGGAAACACCAGACACGCGATTGATACATTAGGAATTGTTTTCGGTGGTGAAAAACACCATTCGGCAAAATTAAACGAAACCGGTGTGAGGGAGATCATTGCGCTCTATAATGCCGGTTGTAGAATAAAAGATATCGCTTCAAAATTCCGTGTATCAAAAACAAACATCAAATATATAATTAAGCGGAAAATATGGAAGCATGTTAAAATTTAAATATCATGGATGATTCAACAACTTTTACTGCCTATCCGCCGCATAATATAGATCCACGAAAAAAAGATCTTAAATGGGGATTACAGTATGCCAAGGCCGCATGGTATGACTTCAACTATACTATACCCAAAACTGTATTTTATAACTCAGCTGGCAAGTACCAAGAACTTCGTTTATACGCACTCGGGAAACAGCCAATTTCCAAATATAAGAAGCTCATGGGTGTCGATGAGCAGACCAACCAGACTTATTTGAATTTGGATTGGTCTGTCCGCCCCTTCATTGCACAGAAGCGAGATGTGGCCCTCAGCAAGATGAGGCAGCAGGGTCATGGGATCATTGCTACGCCCATTGACCTAACGGCTAAGGCGGAGCTGGACAACTTCTTCGCGGAAGCAAAAGCCAAGATCGCCATGCGGCAGATCTTGGAGCAGCAGAACCCCGAGCTGGCGCAACACCCTTCCTTACAGCCGGCACCGGGCGAACCGCTGGACTGGGAAGAAATGCAGATGCGCGTAGATTTCGGCGAGCAGTTCAATCGGGCAAAGGATGCAGAGGAGGCCATCCAGCTGGGGCTGTATGAAAACGGGCTCGAACAATTTGAAAATAAATTGTATGAAGACCTCTTCGACTGTGGCGTAGCCGGCTATCGGGAATGGCTCGGAGAGGACAATAAGCCGAAGTACAGGAACGTCAATCCGGAAGCGGTCATCACCAACTATTGCAAGTGGGGGGATTTTAGGGATATGATCCATGCAGGGGAAGTCATTGATGTATCGCTCATCGATCTGGCGGCATTGACAGATGATGCCGGTAATGCCGTGTTTGATAGTAACCAGATGGAGGAAATCAAGGGTATCGCCGGGAAATGGAATTATCCTGCGATGGTGGGGCGGTTCACCAATTACTTCGTGGGATATGATCGATTCAAAGCGAAAGTCCTGGATATCGAATTCTTTTCTTACAACGATTATGACTATAAGATCGGCAAAGATACGCGGGGCAATACACGGTTCAGTACTGAGAGCTACCAGGAAAAGCCATCGGCCAAAACAACGCGCAAGCGCATCAAGGTGGTGTATTGCTGCAAGTGGGTGATCGGGACGGAGTACGCTTACGATTTCTACATGAAGGAGGATATGAAGCGGGCCGTCGATCCCAAAAAGAAGGCAGATACGCAGCTCAGCTTCCGGTTCATCGCGCAGAATTTCTACGAAATGCATGCGCTGGGCATGATGGAAAGACTTGTCCCATTGATCGATGAATACCAGCTGGATATCTATCATATTCAAAATATTTCCAACCGCATCGTACCAAACGGTTGGTGGATTGACTTGGATGCATTGGAAAACGTAGCCCTCAATAAAGGCGGCGAGAACATGAAACCGCTGGACCTTATACAGATGTTTATGGAGACGGGGGTCCTGGTGGGACGATCTCAAGGCGTGATGGGGGATAATGTGAATTACAAACCCATCATCCCCATCCAGAACAGCATCGCTTCGGAACTCGTCGCCTTGTTTCAGAAGATGGAGATCACCATGAACCAGATCCAGGCGATGATCGGGCTCAACGATATTACAGATGCCAGCACGCCCAATCCAAAGCTACTCAATGGCGTAGCGACCATGATGGACCAGGGCACCAACAATTCCCTGTATCCGATGATTGCCGCGAAAAAGCACCTGATGACGCAGCTGGCCAATGATGTTTTGATCCGGATACAGCAGGGCCTCAAGAAGGGGGGCGTGTCTGGCTATGCGCCGGCGCTCAACACCAATACCCTGAAGTTTATCCAAGTGTCGGAAACGTTATACCTACGTGATTATGGCATCATGCTGGAAGAAAAACCAACAGATGAGCAGAAACAAATGCTGATGCAGCAGATGCAATTCGATATTCAGAATGGCTTCCTGGATACCAGTGATGCCTTTTATATTATGAATGTCTATAACATCAAGCAGGCGCAGCAAATGCTGAGCTATAAGGCCAAGCGGAATAAGCAGGCCATCGAGCAGGCGAAGCAGCAGCAGGCCATGCAAGCGGAGCAAGCCCGTGCGCAGACGGCCCAGGTGTCCGGACAGATGGCCATGCAACTGGAGGCGCAGAAGCATCAAGGCGCTATGGAGCTTCAGCAGCTCAAGGGGCAGCAGGCGATGGAGGAACTCCGCCTCAAGATGAGTGTCACCGCCCAGGTGGCAGAACAAACGAATCAAGTCAAGATGGCGGGTCATGTCATCCAGGCATCAAACGATCAAACGATGCAAAAAAGAGAGATGGGTATACCGGAAGAAGAGTTGAGCGGAGGCGAGCAGCAGGGAGTCCCGATGGAACAGAACATCCCGGAAGAGGAAATGGCCTAAATGTGGACTTCGATGTGGACTTCGGTCGGGAAATGAGAAAATTCTTGTCCCGCTTCATATTTACCTCACCTAATTTTGGCCATGCCTGAATATTACAAGAAGGTAGTATGCAACCAATTTACGTTGACGCCGGAAGATAAAGAAGCAATAAGCAAAGGCGGCAATGTAACTTTTGAAGGGCAGAAGGTAAAAGAAACAGGAGGAGGCAGATACCATATATTATTGCCAATGCATGATCGCCTGTTACCTGTTCACGAAGGTGATTGGATTGTGCGCAATCCAGAAATGGAAATTAAACGGGATCATGATTTTCGCGCACAATACATTGAAATAGATTCCTTCGATCCCATCGCCACGCAGCAGAAGCTCGATGCATTCATGCGTGACAGAAACCAAAATTCAATATGAAATTATTTTACGCTGATGAAGCCACACCAGCAGGTGGTGGCGCTCCTGTAGACTTGGCTTCCGTATTAGCCAAGAGCGGCGTGCAAACAAGCGATGATACGGTGGTTGATATTCCCAATATCACCACCGCTCCGATAGTACAAGCAACACCTCCCGCTCCAACGGAGCCGGTAAAGGCTGAACCAGCCGCACCGGTGAAGAAGGAAGAAGAGGTCCCCATAGTCCAAGAGACACCACAGGCTGCTTCACAAATGCAACCTGCTGACTGGCGGACAGAACTCAAAAAGGCAGAGAAAGCAGAGATCCTGAAGGAATTAGGATTCGATGAAAAGATGGTCGGCTTCTACAATACATGGATGGCCGGCGGCGATATCGGTAATTATGTGAAGGCGGTATCGGTAGATTATTCCAAGATGACCCCGGAGCAACTGTTGAAACAGCAGATTGCAGAAGAGTATCCGGAATTTTCGCCAGAAGACCTGGATGAATTGTACCACGCAAAAGTCATTGATCAGTACAAACTAGATCCCGAAGCATTTTCCGAAACGGAAGTCAAACGCGGGAAGCTGCTACTGCAAGCAGATGCAAAAAAAGTGCGTGAGTCCATGATCGCCAGGCAGAAGGAATATATCCTCAGTGCCAAGGCGCCAGCAATGCCTGATTACCGAAAAGAAATTGAAGAACAACAGCGACAGCAGGAGGCAGCGAATGCGCAGGCAGTCGAACAGTACGCAGCCTTGCTTACCTCACATGCAGCGACCAAAGATTTTTTGGCGAACAAAAGACTCACCATTGGAGAGGGCGACGATACATTTCATTATGAAATAGGAGACCCCACCAAAGCGATTGATATGTTGAAGGATGCGCGCTTATATGCACAAAATATCTTCAACGAAGATGGTTCACCGCAAGTCGATAAGCACCTATTCCTCGCAGCTGCTGCGATTGATCATAAAAGCCTCGCGCGCGAAATCTTCAAAGCCGGAAAGGCCCTCGGGGGCAAGCAGGCCATCGAACCAATCGAAAACGCGAAGAAGGCAGCCGCCAAAACGACTGGCCCGGAAGTGCCGCTCACGCCTGTGCAAGCATTGGCGCGCAGCGGGGTTCTAACCCACGGATGATAGGCTGATGCCCATTTTCCCACCATTTTAAATCTTCAATGCCATGGCAGCAGGAGCACAAGGCGTACTCAATAAGGCGTTCGTCAGCGCAATACAATTGCTCGACCAACGTGAGATCAATCCCAATTTGCTCAACATCACGCGGGATGATCAGTTCACCGATATTATGAAATTGGTAGGTCGGTACAAGGAAACAAAAGTACCTACCTATAACCACTTTGTCAACAACAATGTTTTCGCGGATGCAGTCGTTTCCTCTGTTTCCAGCGGATATGGTACGGCCATTATGACCGTGGTGCTTACCGCTGCCACCTCCGGATATGTGCGGATAGGGGATCTGGCCCGTAGCAACAATACCAACATGATCGGGCAGCAGGCCCTGGTCACCCTGGTGACCTCCGTGTCGGGTGTAGATACGGTGAAGTTGCAATCGGTCAACAACATGCCGCTATACGCAGTCGCACTTGATATTCTTTCCTGGTCTTCCAATGCGTTCGGTGAAAAATCCGACGCGCCGGTGAATAGGAAGTACGGCGTCACCCGGTATGTCAACCAGGTGCAAATCTTCCGTGAAATAGATGAGATCACGGATGTGCAAAAGGTCTCCAAGATTGAAGTGACGGTCGATGGACAATCGCTGTATACGCCCATCTCGCATATTTATAAGGTCGTTCATCTGAACGGCAACATTTCCGCGCAGATGATTGTGGGTGTACAGTCATCTACATTGTATTCCGATGCGAATCCCTACCTCGCGGACGCAAACGGAAATCCGATCCAGACCACGATGGG